ACAGAGACCCTGAATCTCTACTTGAGCATCAAGTTTTGCTCTCAGGTCTAGAAAGTGTAATGCAGCACGAAGAGAGAACGAAACCACAAAGTTTTGACGAATATTCTGGGGAAGATAATCACGGAGATGTTCCTCTGCCATACCACGAGTATTATAACCCTCTGCATACCTCTCAGATGCTGCTAGACAGAACTTTAACTGCCTTTCGTAGTCTTCCTTCGTCCATTCGTACTTGTGACCTTTACGGTCCAGGTAGAGACCTTCTGGACGCACATAGAAGACCTCTTCAGGTTTCAGGTCACCAGTCGCAACCTTCAATACACGACGACCAGTATAACGTTGAGACTGGACATCAAAAGAAACTCCAACACGATGAGTTCTTGCCTGAACCATTACATTATGAACAAACCCAACACAGTCCAAAGTAATTGCAGGATGCTCTAAAGGTCCCCAATGTCCCCGTTCATTTGCCAGGAGTTGCTCAATTACCCATTTACCACATTCCTTTTCCGCAGGGGGAAACTTAGTGTGAATAGGGTCTTCACTATAATCATTCTTACCTGCCTGCCAAACAAGAGTTTGTGGAAGTTGTGTCTGACGGATCATCACAACTTGCATATAACGGTCAAGTTCTAAAAGATCTTTTGCTTTGATAGGTTTCATTTCAATCCTCTTCTTCGCAGTAAATTTCGTCGTAATCTGTTAGGTAATTTGAAACTTCTTCGTATTGTAAGTTAGTATCAGATACATAAAGTTCTGCTTTCAGACAATCCAATAGAGACTCTATGTTTCTTACTATAAGCTTTAAACGTTCTTTATCCATCTTTATCAACCTGAACAAAGGTAATTATACACAAAAAAAAGAGACCTGTCAAGGTCTCATCTCTCAATATAATTAAGTTCATATTTAGATGGATTAAGTTGTTGAATAATAATATCACATCCAATCTTTGGATTACAATCACCACAAGTGAAGCAATCTGCGGCTGCTCTACCTTCTTCAGGCCAAGTGTGGATACTAATATGACTTTCTGATAATAAACATAAAACAGTGACTCCCTGTGGTTCAAACTTCTTTGAGATAGTTTGAACCACATTCGCACCACTTGCAGCTGCTGCATTTTCTAGTAAATCTATAAGACAATACTCGTCATTCAAAAGAACAAATGAGCAACCATAAAGGTTTAGTAAATAATGCTTACCCATTAATCTAAAGGATTATCCTCTGCTTCTTTAATCAATGAACTCACAACAGTTTCTGTACCATCCATAGTTTTTATTGTATAGAGAGATGATTTTTTGTATTTTTTAATTTTTTTATATTGTTTTAATATAACATCCACATAATCAAAATCAATTGTGATGTTAGCATTTTTTACATCACTACCAAATCCTGTACTCATTTTTTTTTCCTTTTTTCTGTTTTCTGGTATCCCCAAAGTCTTGGATTAACTCTTCCATATCCAAAGTCAATTCTTTGAACTGCACCTGGTCCATAGGTATCATAGTACATATCAAACAAACTAGATTTTTTACCACACCTGGTTAAATCAACATAATATTCTTCATTCACAAGATACCAAATTAGATATGCATCATTTGGAAAGGATGAATCTTTTGCTTTTTCAATAGTTGTTTTTTCAAGAAGAATTTCACATCCATATTCACGAGGCAGAATTTCTTTATTAATTTTTTTCTTTTCTGCCATTTTTTCTCTCTCTTCTGTTGCGATACTCATGAACGGCCTCCCCATTGAATATCGGGGTATGCCTCTTTCACATTATCTAAAGTTATTTTATATTTATCAGTAAGTTTTTTATCTTTTACCAAACATAAAAGTTCTGCTTCTTTTGGATGAAGACCTTGCAAGATATTAATAAACATTGTTTCTCTTCGAAGAGAACTCAGTCCATCATTACCACCTCTCACAAAATTGTAAAACATGTGATATTCTTTTCGAATTGATGATTTCCCTTGGTCCATAGATCCCAAAGAGTTTGAACCCAATTCACTCATTTTAGATACTGCATCATCAACTTTAGAACTTAAGGTTCCACTATAAGATGTTTGTTCTCCAGTGCTTGCATAAGGAACTTCTCCTACGGGAAGAAGAGAAATTACCGTTTCATCAAAGTTCCAAATTAAAATAGTTTTAAGTGGAGCATCATCATAAGTTTTCAAAACTTCAATTTTTTTAGCATTACTTCTTTGTTTTGAAGCAAGTTCTAAAATTTCAAATACAAAAGGATTTGATGGGAGAGTTTCAATCGGTTTTTCAGTAGTCGTTGGCTTTGTCTTTGTTGTAGTCATAATAGATTTATCCAATCAGTTTTAATTTAGTGAGTATTATTAGTTAGTCATCTTCATCATCTTCGTCATCATCAAAATATCCTTCCTCAAATCTAACAGCAACAACTTCATCAGGTATGACTTGTCCGTTTTCATCAAAGAATTCTGGATGTAGGTAAGGAGGTCTAGATTCTAACAAATGTCTATAAGTTAACCAACCAATTATGCTCCCCACCATAAAAAATAGCAAAGTAAACATTATTGTAAATGTGATTACATATGCGGATCCCATTTGTCTTCTCCCGAGAGTTTGTTTTTTCTAATATCAAAGTGAAATTCTATAAAGAAATGAAACTCCCTATGAAAGAGAGAAATCATTTTACCAAACTTCACTTGAAAAGTCTTTGGTTTTGATTCTCTCTTCCTCCTATTTCTTAGTAATAACTCAACTCCCCGATTAATTTCGGGTTCTGAGTTATTTAGGTTGTTGTTTTTTTCTTCTTCCTGGTCGTTTGTCATGACTATACTTCCAAGCATCTTCTAGAATGCCGTACAAATAATTTCGTATTTTTCTTGCCTGAGGTTTTGGAATGTGACCATATCCTTCACGAAGTTGTTTATGAATGTTATCATCACCACCCTCAAGATAATCATCAAGGTCCATTACAAGACTGCTCAGTTCATTTGCAGTTGAGCTTTCAATAAACTGCTCAACCTCTCTTCTCAGAATTCCCTTAACTTTTAAATAATCATAAAACTTTAATACAAACTGACCCTTAAAAGAAAGATCAATTGCTTTTTCTACATCATAATAAACTTCGTTAAAGGTTGATTCCATTAGACTAGATTTTGCTCCTTAAGGTACTTAACTGTATCTGTACATCCACCCAGATGTTGTTGATCGTTTAAGATTACTTGAGGAAAAGTAGAACCTACTCCAAACTCAGAGTAAAATCCTTCACGATCAAAATCTGTTCCAAGTGTATAAACAACATGTTCAAGGTTTGTTAATTGTAGCACCTGCTTTACTTTAGTGCAATAGGGACATCCATCTTTAGAGTAAACTGTAAATTTCATAATACTAACTTGCGTTATTTCTTCTAGGTTTGTAAATGTATATATTCTGTGGTTTTTCTGGTTTCATCCAGTCATCTATTTTATTCAAACTATCTTCATTATAAAAGTATTGTTGGACATACCATAATTTCCAGTGTTCATGCCCCTTGGATTGATTACAAGAGTGACAACAAGCAACTATATTTGTTTTAACATCAAGTCCACCTTTACACTGAGGAAGAATGTGATCGAGTGTAATGTTTTCTTCTGACCCACAATAAGCACACTTGTGTTCCCAATAGTCTTTTATATTTGATCTCCACATTCGTTTTGCTTCTGAACTTGTTGTTGCTTCAAGATTATATAAAAGTTCGTCTGAAGTGGAGTAAAGTTGCATTCTTAAGATGCGTACCAAAAATATTTAGGATTCATCTGATTTATTCCTGCCATAGTTGAATCCCCAGTAAATAATATAGAGATCAAAGAAAACATTAAACCAATTGATATTTTGCATCATACTACTACAGGTTTTTGTTGACCTTCTGGAAGTTGAGGTGCTTGAGATGAAACCACAGGGTTCTTGTTTGCATTTTTAATTACGATAAAGGCATCTGATTGATAAGTAACCGTACCATAAGGTTTTGCCCACTTTGGATTTGCATCTGGGTGAGTTGCTGTTCCTGTTGCGGAACAACCACCAATATTCACCTCAAAACTATCATCACCAGTCCAACCAAGAGAACGCATTACCTCAAATACATCTTTCATTACATACTGAAATTTTGATTCTTCTCTTGATGCTGCCGCAAGATCATCAATCATTTTTGTATAAAGGTCATCAATATTTTTTTCTCCTGAACGAAATGAATTACCGTAGGTTTCTTTTGTCATCTGGATCTTGTATCTTTGTACCATTATAGGGTACTTGTGGAGTTCTGTAAAGACCAGGCCAAGTGTCTCTGATGATCTCTGCGAGTTTGTCAGGTGTTGTTGAGGATATCATAGAAAGGATAGAACATACCGAATGCTATGAAGATGTAGAAGAAAGTCATAAAGAGTTGTGGTTTTATCTTATGTATCATACAGAGACTACTGTGAGAATGATTGATGGAATAGCAGGAACAACTCCACTTGCGTTCCTTGCTTTGATTTGAATGTGGTCGTCAGTAGAGCTCCACATAAGTTCGTAATAATCATTCGCAGAAGCAGATACTACAAAATTCCAAGCAGCAACAATTTCAGAAGAAGTTCCCTGAACTGCTAATTCTGTTGCACTATTTGGAACATCTACTCCATTTTTACTCAACCAAATAAAAATATGGGCACCAGAACCTTGTGACTTATCAATCTGTAAAGAAAATTGAATATTGTATATTCCAGAGTTTGCAACGACAATATGAGAACTATTTGCGATAGATACTTGATTTGATATATCAGTTGTATTGATTGTAACTGGTTGATATGTATTGACGCCCACTACATTTTGTGTTGTGGTATCATAAAAACTTCCATAATATCCTGTAACAATACCAACAATATTTCCTGAATTGATATTAACAAACTCTGCCTTGTTTGATGAAGAATCCCATTGTAAAAATTTTGAATTATAATTACTTGAATTTGTTGCAACTCCAACAATATCATCCAAATATCTTAATTGAGTTTCACCTCCACCACCTAATGTAGAGAGTTGTTGTTGAATTCGTGAAAGAAAAGTGCTGTAATGTTTCTGAAGATCATCAAAAGTGGCAAACTTTTGATCTAATGGTGTAATTGGATCATTCTTATGTTTAGTATTTGATGGTTCGGATAATAAACCTAAAGATTTTTCTATTAAAGTATCTTTTTTTACTTCTATTACTTCAACAATTTGGGATTCTTGTATTTTCTCTGGAATAATTTTTTTCTTTTTAGGTTGCAGTTGCTCAATAAAAAGTTTCTCAAAAGAATCTCCAACTAAAGATTCCATCTCTAGTTTTTTCTTTTTATTTTCTTCTGCGACTATTTTAAATAATTCTGAAAGTTCTTCCATCAACAATTATATTTTTAGATATTTATCTTCTATTATAACAGAGACAGAAGGAAGAGGAACACTCCGAATGCTATGAATGCTGCGAGGATTGTTAGCATTTATCTATTTACTGTTGCCGACACTCCTGCTCTTACAAGGTCTGTTGCTTTTTTGAAAGCCATCCCTGTTCCAGGAATAGGAACTCCAGTTGGTCGTTGTGGTGTGCCGTCTGGTTGAGATGGTGGTTGTTGTCTTTGTATTGGTGCGTTTCTAGTATTTTGATTAACCTTTTTTGCCTCTACATCTAACTCTGATTGAGTAAGTTCAGATATAAATTGATTAAATGTCTTCATTTATCTTTTATTTTTATTTATTCTTCGTAAAGTTTTTCTAGTCTTTCTTTGGTGAGGTCAACATATAAAAGTTCATCACCTTCTTTTGGTGCTTCTGGGTGTTGAGGTTTTCTTGGAGTTCTCATTTCCTTATTGATGAACTGGATGTTGCTCCACATCATCGCAAAGGCACCTCCTGCGATGACTGCGAAGAATGTGAAGTATAGGAGAGGGAGTAGGATGTTCATAATTGTTTGAGGTTTTCTATTAGGAGTTCAAGTTCTTGTATTGAGGCATCATTTTTGAGTGTGTTTGCTCTGTTGCTTATGACCCACACATTTCCTTTTATGTATCCTTTCTCTGGAATAATTCTATCTAGTGATGGATTATTTGGGGAGTTTCTAACTTCTGTGCTTTCAATTTTTATTCCCAACAAAGGACACTTCTCTGGAATAACAATATCATCAAGTTCAAGATTAAAAGGAAGATTATTTTTCTTTGCTCTACTTTTTGCCCTTGCTAACATCTTATATTCAGTTGTTTTTGATATTGCATTAGGGTCAAATCTTTTTTTGTTAGTTTCAACTGCTCTCTCTATGCGAAGACACCCACAGGATTGAGTTCTACCATTCAAAAGTCCTTCTCTTCGTGTTGAAGTTGTATTTTTTCCACAAGAACAAGAACATTCACATAAAATGTATTTTTTATTACTATATTCTTTTATCACAGTCAACCTACCAAAGGTTCTTCCAACTAAACCACCGCAAGGTATAGACTTATTATTTAAACCCATCTTCTTTAAGAACTCTATTATTATTTATATTATATAATAGTTGGGGTCATAAGTCAATAAAAAAGACCCCGAAGGGTCTTTGCATTTCCACAGGGTATTATATTTTTATTACAAAGCGTTCCCACGAGGCAACACCTCATCGGGAAATACGAACCGTTCTCCTGGTTGGTCTATTGGTGCCAACCAAGCACGTAGGCCCTCATTTAATAACACGTTCTTTGTATAGAACGTTTCGAAACTTGGATCTTCAGCAGCACGAATTTCCTGAGATACAAAGTCGTAAGCACGAAGATTGAGGGCAAGACCAATGATTCCAATGGAACTTGTCCAGAGTCCCATGACGGGAACAAAGAGCATAAAGAAGTGAAGCCAACGCTTGTTAGAAAAAGCAATACCGAATATTTGAGACCAGAACCTATTAGCAGTGACCATCGAATAGGTCTCTTCTTCTTGGGTTGGTTCAAAGGCTTTGAATGTGTTTGATTGATCACTGTCTTCAAATAGTGTGTTTTCTACAGTTGCTCCGTGAATAGCACAGAGTAGTGCTCCACCCAGTATACCAGCAACTCCCATCATATGGAAGGGGTTGAGCGTCCAGTTGTGGAAACCTTGTAGGAATAGGAGGAACCTAAAAATCGCAGCAACACCGAAACTCGGCGCAAAGAACCAACTCGATTGTCCGAGTGGATACATGAGAAACACACTGACAAAAACAGCAATAGGCCCAGAAAACGCAATAGCATTGTACGGTCTAATCCCCACTAAGCGAGCAATCTCAAACTGACGAAGCATAAATCCAATCAGAGCAAAGGCACCGTGGAGAGCAACAAAGGGCCAAAGCCCTCCAAGTTGGAACCACCTGACGATATCCCCTTGAGACTCAGGACCCCAAAGTAGAAGAAGAGAATGACCCATAGCATCAGCAGGCGTTGACACAGCTGCCGTGAGGAAATTAGCACCCTCAAGGTAACTAGACGCCAACCCGTGGGTGTACCAACTTGTAACAAACGTTGTCCCAGTAAGCCAGCCACCAATGGCCAGATAAGCAGTGGGAAAAAGAAGTAATCCAGACCACCCCACAAAGACAAAGCGATCCCGTTTAAGCCAGTCATCCAAGACATCGAACCATCCTCTCTGTTGTTTTGGAAATGAAATTGTAGATGAAACCATTACATAAATCCTCCAGATTTAGTTTTCTTTTTTGTTTTTTT